GCGGTAGGGGCGTGAGGGAGGCTGACTACGTGGTCATCCGGCTCGGCGACGACATCCCCGCCGAGTGGAACATCGGCGACCTAGACGGCAAGTGGTTCGACAGGACCGCGATCCCGGTCGGCCCTTCTCGCGAGGCCCGCAAAGCTGCGAACGCCCGATGGCGAGAGCAAGGCGGGAGCATATCTGGCGTTACTGCGTCCCCGACTGGGCGATTCGAGGTTCGCGAAGACGGCGCCGTGGCCGAGGTGTTCGAACTGCTGCCGCTGTACGACTGACACTCCGAGCGCGCCATCGCTGCCGAACGATGGCGATGTGATCTACCCTGTGCAGTAGCGGGCTCCATTCGCACCTCTGGCTACAACCGCGCCCGCACGCCGCCGTTGAGGGACTCTCCTCCGGCCAACGCAAGTAGCAGCCCCGGCACGCCTGCCAGCGCCCGGGGCTCGGTCCGACTGAGAAGGAGTCGAACAGATGCAGGGTAACCCGAACGTCTACGGTGGCGCGCCCGGAATGGTTAGCCAGCGCGTCTCGCAACGGTGGCTATTGGAGTCGATCCAGCGAGATGAGCAATTCGTCTACTCGCTCATCACTCGCGAGGGCGCGGTCAAGATCGGCTGTAGCCAGAACCTGATGAACCGGAAGAACGGGATCGGGTTCGGCGGCGTCCGTCACTTCGTGGGATTCCGCCCTGGTGGGTATCCCGAGGAGCGCGAGATCCACCGGTCATTGACCGAGCATCGGATCTTCGGTACGCGGGAGTACTACTACCCGAACCCAGGCGTGCTGCCCGCCATCAACGACATGCGCGAATGGATGGGCATTGAGCCACTGAATCGCCGCGACTTGCCGCGCTTGGCATCGTGCACATTCCACCGCCGAGTCCAGGAACTCCAAGCTGAACGCGGACGCGGAGTGCTGCTCGGCGACTAGTCCGGGTCGGCCAGGCCGTGAGGTACGAGTGGCCGTCACCACCGTGGCGCCGACACGGGGCATGGCGCCGAGAGGCCGCGCGTCGGCGTTTCACGGGGAGGCTGCCATGCGCCTGACCCTCGCGCTACTCGGCTTCACCCTCGACCTCAGCCTCGAGCCCACCGCCGCCGACGAACCCGACGCAGCCGCACTCAACGGCGGCACCCTCGCATCCACCGAGATGGCAGTCGGCTTCACATCCAAGTGGCTCGGCGAGACCGGCATCGAGATGTACCCACCCGACGATCGGGGGTCGACATGACCCACTTCCCCTACCGCTGCCCCGTCTGCCGCTCCATGCTGCTCATCCACTGCGGCTCGTGGTGCTGCGCCTGGCTCAGGTGTGGCAACGCCCGCTGCCGTGTCACCACCGTCGACCTGGATGGTGGGCGGATGGTGGACCGGGACGGGCACTGCGAGGTGGTGGCGTGAAGCGCACCCCGCAGTATCTCGCACAGCTACGGTCTTGGCCCTGCCTCGACGGCAGTTGGCACAAAGCGGTAGCGGTCACCACCCTCGATGGCTCAGAGGTTGGGCGATGGGTCTGCCCCGATTGCCTGATGCGCGTGAGCCGGCGAGGGCAGCCGATGCTGGATGACGGCACCAGCGTGCCCCTGCTCCCCGACCCTGGTGTCACGACCAACAGGTACCGCACTCGGAGGAAGCCATGAACATCGGACACGTGGTCATCGCTGTGATCCTGCTGCTGATCCTGCTTGCCCTGCTCGGTGTGCTCACCCTCTGACCCATGGCCCGTCGAGTCGTGGTTATCTTCGGCCCACCCGGTGCAGGCAAGACCACTCTGGCCCGCACGATGGGCCTACCCGTGTACGACCGGGACGACCCACACTGGCGCAACGAGAAGCACTTCGCCTACACGCTCAAGCGCATCGGCATGGACCCCAACGCACAGGCTGTGGTCATCCGTGCTGGTGCCAGCCGCGACAGTCGCAAGCGCACCATCGGCATGACCCGCGCAACCGAGCAGCACATCCTCGACGTGGACGCAGAGACCTGCATTGAACGGGTGCGTGCACGCGGCAGGGACGTGGCACGCGAGGTCGCTGGGGTCCGGCAGTGGTGGGCTACCTACACACGGTCAGCAGCCCGACCCACCGACAGCCAACGCTACGGCCACGAGCACAAGCAGCTACGCAAGCGATGGGCCACCATGGTCGAGGCGGGGCAAGCCACGTGCTGGCGCTGCGGTCAGCCCATCCACCCACGTGCGGCATGGGATCTCGGGCACGACGACACCAACCCGACCATGCACCGTGGACCTGAGCACCGCCGGTGTAACCGGGGTGCCGCTGCCACCATTGGCAACCGCACACGAGTGGCTCGGCTCTCGCGCGGCGTGACGCTCTAACCGGGGGGCGGGTGCTCGACGGGCTAGACGATGGTGCGTTCCACCCTCGCACTCTTTTGCTCTATCTATCGCGTTTTCCACACACCATCGGGGAGGGGTCATGGCTGCTCGCAAGCCGGCGCTCCGCTCGGTGAAGTCCGACGAGGCGGCACCCGCGAAGAAGCTGACCGTGGCGCAGGCTGCGGCGACCGGCGATCACCGCGAGCTGCTCGTGGCGATGCGTGAGCGGATCGCGCAGACGGTCTCCAACCCGGAGTGCCCGCCGCGGGATCTCGCCGCGCTGACCCGTCGTCTCCAGGACATCGCGAAGGAGATCGAGCAGATCGACCTGCGCGCGAAGGAGGAGGGCGCAGATGCCCACGACGTCGCGGGTGACGAAGACTGGGACTCGCAAGCTCTCTGAGGTCGCCAAGCATCTGGCCGTTCCCACGGGGATCACATCCACGGCATGGCCGGCGGTGCGGAAGACCTGTAACGAGAAGCTCGGCATCGCGTTCGACGACTGGCAGGAGCAGGCCGGCCGCGTGATGCTCGCCAAGCGAGACGACGGCAACCTCGCGGCGATGATCGATGGGGTCGGCCTGTCACTTCCCCGACAGGTGGGCAAGACCTACCTGGTCGGCGCGATGGTGTTCGCGCTGAGTGTGAACATGCCGGGCCTGCTGGTGATTTGGTCGGCGCATCACGCCCGTACTCACGGCGAGACGTTCCTGGCCATGCAGGGGTTCGCGGACCGGTCCAAGGTCAAGCCCTACGTCCGGCAGGTGTTCACCGGATCGGGTGACGAGGAGATCCGGTTCCACAACGGCTCCCGCATCCTGTTCGGCGCTCGTGAGCGCGGCTTCGGTCGTGGCATCCCGGGTGTCGACATCCTGATATTCGACGAGGCGCAGATCCTCTCGGATCGCGCGCTCTCGAACATGCTCGCGACGATGAACACATCGCGGTTCGGGCTCCAGCTCTATATCGGGACGCCGCCGAAGCCTGAGGACATGTCCGAGTCGTTCACGCGGATGCGGAAAGAGGCGCTCGAGGGCACGCTCCACGACGGCGCATGGATCGAGCTCGGCGCCGACAAGGGCGCTAGCCCGGATGACCGGAAGCAGTGGGCGAAGGCGAACCCGTCATATCCGACGCGGACCCCGGTCCAGTCGATCATGCGCCTGAAGCGGAAGCTGACGCCGGCCGACTTCCTCCGCGAGGGCATGGGCGTCTGGGATGACGGTGTCGGCACAAGGCCGCTCGTCATGCCAAACTGGCCTCTCTGCTCGACCACTGCCGAACCAGCGGAGCCGGCGGCGCTCGGGATCGCTCTCGACGAGGACCGGGTCTGGCTGTCGTGTGGGCTCGCTACCAAGGGGCTGGTCCCGCATATCGCGCCGGTGGTCTCGGGGAGGACCGAGCGCATCCTGCATGTGCGGATGACGGACCCGACGTTCGGACGAGCTGAGTTCGTCGCCGAGGTCGCGCGGATCCAGCGCGAGATCAACGTCCCGGTCGTGATGGACAGCAAAGACCCGAGCGAGACGCTCGAGGCCGAGCTGAAGGCGGCCGGTGTGAACGTGGAGTGGGTCGGTCTCGACGATGTGATCGGCGCCTCGGCTGACCTGTATGACGCGGTGGAGGCCAAGCAGGTCACCCACGGCGACTACGAGGACCTGAACACGGCGGTCCGCAACGCCGGCAAGCGGAAGGTCGGCCAGCGCTGGCTGTTCGCCCGCGAGTCGGGCGAGATCTCGATGTTGAAGGCGGTCTCGCTCGCGTCGTGGGGCGCCTCCCAGAACCTGACTACCGCCTTCTTCGGGGGGTGGCGCTGACCACCAGAGGAGCCGGGATGTTGTCAATCGTTGCTCGCCGAGCCGGGCGCATCGCGGTGGGCATTCCCCTGGCAACCCTGTACACGATCGGCATCATGGCCGCGGCCGTGGCCATCGCCTGTGTGACCTGTGTCGCGGCGGTACGGCTCGGCTGGTCGGATATGAGGAAGCGGGCCGAGCATGGGGCTGCTTGATCGCATCCGCGACCAGCGTCAGCCGGCCGCGGAGCGGTTCTCGGTCGACACGTGGCTGACCGACTACCTGTTCCCGAACGCCTTCCAGTACGGGAACACCACCTACACGTTCGGGATGCCTGCGGGCATGTCTCAGACGATGGCGCAGACCCGTCTGAAGACGATTACGAACTCGCTGCCGGGGTACATGGGTGCGCTCAAGTCGTGCCCGCCGGCGTTCGCCGCGCAGATGGTCCGCGCGCTAGTCCTCTCCCAGGTGCGGTTCACGTTCCGCAACCCGCCGTGGGATCCGACGAACCCGCGCAAGACGTTCGGGACCGGGGCTCTGTCGCTGCTGGAGCGGCCGTGGCCGAACGGCACCACGGGCGACCTGGTCGGGCTGATGGAGTGGCATGCAGGTCTGGCTGGGAACTCGTTCGTGCTGCGCAGGCCGGACCGGCTGAAGTTGCTGCGGCCGGACTTCGTCGGCGCCGTCTACGGCTCCGACCTCGAGCCCGACCACCCCGACCACGCTCTCGATGGCGAACTGATCGGGTATATCTACCAGAACGGCGGCATCGGCAACTCGCAGACCAAGCCGACGGTGTTGGACCCGAAGGACGTGGCGCACTGGTCCCCGATCCCTGACCCGGAGAACCCGGGCATGGGGATGTCGTGGATCACCGCGGGCCTGCGGGACATCCAGTCCGATCAGGCGGCCTCGGAGTTCAAGACCAGGTACTTGACGAATGGCGCGACCCCGAACCTGGTCGTCAGCGGACTCCCAGCTGTGAACCGGGACCAGTTCATCGAGATGGTCGAGATGCTGGAGGAGCGGCACTCGGGACTGGCGAACGCCTACCGGACCCTGTACCTGACGACCGGCGCGGACGCGAAAGTGATCGGGTCGAACCTCGCCGAGCTCGACATGCGCAACACCCAGGGTGGCGGCGAGACCCGGATCTCGATGCTGTCGAGAGTGCCCGCGCCGGTGCTGGGGATCGCGGCCGGACTCGAGGGTTCCTCGCTGAATTCCGGGAACTTCGGGCAGGCCCGGCGGCTATTCGCGGACACGTGGGTGTTCCCGACCATGCAGGACCTGGCGGCCGCGCTCTCCCCGGTGATCGACGTCCCGTCACGGGCCGAACTGTGGTTCGACACCATCGACATGCCGCTGCTCCGCGAGGACGCCAAGGACGCCGCCGAGATCAACTCCTGGAAGGCCACCACCATCTCGACGCTCGTCGCGGCCGGCTACACACCTGAATCCGTCATCGCCGCGGTCGAGTCCGGTGACTTCCGGATCCTCAAGCACACCGGCCTGTACTCCGTGCAGCTCCAAGCCCCCGGCACCGGTGACCCGAAGGCACTACCTGCACCCAAGGAGGGCGCTGATGTCTGAGTCCACACTGGCGATGCACGCCGTGCGCAGCCGTGAGACCGCGCTCCGCTTGGCCGAGGTGCCCCGGGTGGCGCCGTTCCGCTTCCGTTCGGTCGAGGAGACCGGCGACGGCCGCACCCTCGAC